TGGACGACGTCTGGCTTTCTTCAGGAGGACTCAGATGGTTCGATGGATACGATGGGCAGTCCGTTACCATTTTCGACGATTTCCGAGCAAAACATGTGTCGGAATTCTCTTTCTTGCTCCGTTTGCTGGACCGGTATCCCATGTCCGTTGAGTTTAAGGGAGGATTTGTTAACTGGGCCCCTGAGCTCATTTTCATTACCTCAGCGTATGATCCGGAAGAGTGTTTCGCCACCAGAAACACCCACCGACCTGAAGACATCAAGCAACTCCTCAGAAGAATCACCTGCGTTTGTCACTTCACCGTCGCAATGGACACCGAAGAGAAGATGGGAATCGCCTTTGACTCTTGGAGAGAGCAACTCGAGTTGCCCAAGCCCGCCTCTGAAGAAGAGGAAGCTCCCGAGCTCGCTTGATACCAAAGAGCAGTGGAAGTCTGATCTTCGTTCCATGGGAACTGTTTGGTACCCCAATTACTACGATCTCATGTGTCATGAGACCTTGTGGTCTGTATCTTCAAGTTCTAGTTCTAGTAATGAAGAAGACGTTTAAATAAAAAAAGTTCTTTCATCTCTTGTTTTTATCCAGTCGTCTTCTTATAGGAATAATCAATATAGTAATTCCTAATTTGGAATTTCCTTTTATAGAAAAATTTTTCCTGTAGAGCATTAGGAAGAGCTTAACCTATTAGATGGTTAACCTATGCTCTAAAAATAGCTATGTGCTATGTGCTGTGCTATGAGGTGGGGGGTAATACTATACCCCCACCCAGACGTTCTTAAGTTGGCACTATAAGAACTTCGTTGCATGTCTAGTATTCACGCAACTTATTCCGCACACTGGAACAACACTACTCTCCAAAAATATGTCTCGAACTCGACAAATTAGACCACGGCCTTGGTACAACAATTCTATTATGGGTCCTCCGGCTAAAAAGCAACGTGTACAACAAAATACTACGTTTAAAAGGATACCTCGACAGCCAATGCGAATCATCCAGGGTAACCGTCCTGAACTGAAAGGCGTAGATACAAACATAGCGCTAAATGGAGTTCAGACAAATATGGCAAGTAGCGATGGCATGACGGTTATGAATTTGATTGCTCCTGGAACTGGATCCTATAACAGAGTTGGAAGACAAACAATCTTGAAGAGCCTTCGCTATTGTGGCTACTTTTTGTGGACTAAGCAAACGGATACTACAATTGAACCTGTATGGATCCGCCAGGTTCTCGTTTGGGATCTACAACCTAATGGAATAATCCCTACAAAGGCTGATATCTTTGGTATCACCAATCAACAGGGAGTTGAAAACTCTTACATTACGAATCCTGTTAAATACGATAACACAGCCCGATTTCGCATCCTCAAGGATAATATACTTACCACGAATGCAACAGCCTTGTCTACTACTGCAGGCACGAGTTTACAATTCATCCTTCCTTATGATGAGTATGTGGATCTTGGTATAAAGAAAACTACTTGGTCTGGTCAGTCAACTCCTGCTACTATTGCTGACATTAGTACTGGCGCACTTTATCTTATCACAATGAGTAGTATAGATGTTGGTGAGGGATCTAGTTGGGTTAGAAACGGCTACGCCCGTCTCCGTTACACTGATTAAATAAATCATTAATTATGTTAAAATTGAGTTTAATTCCGTCAAAAGCCTTCGGCCTTGGGGGGCCTTCGGCCCTGGCAAGCACTTGAGTTTAAACAACGAAATTTTATTATCTGGTGCGACTCGCCCAAGCCAAAGGCACCAAGGTGCCTTTGTCAAGGGGGCCCTAGTGTGTCTCACAGGGCCCTGTGGGCCCTGTTCGGGTAGGGCGCGCTGCGCGGCGGGACACCCGCCTTGCCGGCGAGCAAAAGGAAAAAAAGTACAAGACCAGATTCATCCCCGGGCCACTATTCTTCATTTTACAAGGAGCCTACTCCTTCCCGGTGTATAGTAAGAGAGTCTTGTATAGTTAGTATAGCTACTTAAAGCTTACTAACTGCATCCTGTACCAAAAGTTCTTGGATTTTCTAAGTACATAAGTACGGGTAGCGCAAAAATAAAAAAATGTGGGACAACCAATTCTTGGTTTTGCCGACCACATGCGCTCCAAAATATCCCGTAAAAAGGAAAGTAAAGAAGATAGCAGATAAGATGTCTCCTACATCTGGACTGTTCAAAAGTTGTCGGAGTACGGAACTCCAACGAGTTCAACCTATTGGTCGAAAATCGTACACGTGGTTTTTAAGGCATGAAAAAGCCGAAAAAGTACACGCAACTAAAACATGCACCCTGTCACTGACGCTCCTAAACGTTCTCAAGCTGGAACTCGTATGACTCGTTTCGTCTTCACCCTGAATAATTGGACTCAGCCGGAGTACGATTGGCTCACGAAGTCTTTCAAAGATCTCGTGAGATGGATGGTAATTGGGAAAGAAGTTGGAAAGAACGGTACGCCGCACTTGCAAGGCGCGGCCGTACTGGCCAAACAAACGAGCTTCTCAACCATCAAGACCTGGACTGGCTTATGTCGTGCCCACTTGGAGCCGATGATTGGGAAACCAGAAGACTCACTCAAGTACTGCTCCAAAGAAGACTCGAATGCCTTCGTTCACGGGATCCTACCTACACCAGGTAAGCGTAATGATCTTAACCTCATTGTTGAAAGGATCCAACAAGGTGAAAGCCTAATGGATTTAGCCAATGATGAGGAGGGGGGAGTTGCCATCGTAAAGTATAGTCGAGGACTAACTGTTCTTAGAGGACTACGTGCAAAACGAAGAAACACCCGCACTCCCCCCAAGGTCGTTTGGATCTATGGTCCGACCGGTGTTGGAAAGACAAGATGCGCATTTGAATTTGGGTCCTCTTATGGAAGAGGAATGGACGACGTCTGGCTTTCTTCAGGAGGACTCAGATGGTTCGATGGATACGATGGGCAGTCCGTTACCATTTTCGACGATTTCCGAGCAAAACATGTGTCGGAATTCTCTTTCTTGCTCCG